ACGCCGGGCAAAGCGGCTTTTTTGATGATGATTTCTTTTTCGATATCAGGCTTTACGCTGATGTCGCGAATGCGGAAACATTGTCCGTTGTCCAAGTGACCAAGTTTGACCCGGCGCGCGGCATTTGGCCGATAGCACACTAAAACATCTTCGTCCACCAGCCACGTCGCGGTGCTGCCGGCTAAATCCCCCGTCATGGAGGCTATCTTTGTGTAAGCGTGGCCGAGTTCAATCGCGCGCGGAAGCAACTCAGTCACGCGCTGCGGAACGGCTTGCCATAGAGCAAGATCAATCATTATCCCATGTCCCCGCTATTTCGTTATTTAAACAGCCGGCGCACAAACGATACGCACGCACGCGCAATTAAATACAACCACGCGATAAAACCGCTGATAGCAAAAAAAACAATCGCCGGGATGCTGACAAACACCGGCCACAGTTCTTTTAAGTTTACCGCACGGAGCGTCAACCAAACACGCATCCACGGCGTTTTATCTGGCGAAGAATCCGGAACAGGCAAAACGGGTTTGTTTTGAGGTTTAAACCAGCCGGGTAGCCAACTCATTTAGGTCTCCCGAAAACGGTGTTAAGAATGCTATCGCCGTGACGTTCGATTAATTGATCAGCCAGCGGCGGCTCTTCCAATTCGTTGTTCATGGCTTTCATAGCCAATTCGTATCGGTAGTTCGGGTCTAGCGTTGCCATGTAGCGCTGATGATTACGTTTTGCCTGTAACATGAAGTCGCCGCGCTGTTTTACCTGCGTCAACTGATTTTGAACATTTTCAGCGACGGTCTTGTTGTAGTCGTACGTTATCGGACGATGCAAACCGAATGAGTTGTATAGCGCGGTGGCATATGCGCCGCGAGGTTGCCTGTACGCGGCTTTCACGGACGTCGGAATCGCGGTCGGCGCAACGTGGAACTTAAAACTCGTCGGCTTATGCGTTACGCCTTTGTGGTACGGCTTTGGGTCGTCTACTTCCCAGTCTTTCGGCGCATTTTCCATCAGCCGGCGAATGATGGCGTGTTTCTGGTCGTAACGCTTGTTATCTGAGTGATCTTTGGCCGCTCGCAACTCGTCAATAATCCGCGTGACTGTAGCCGCCATCTTTTTCTGCTCTTCGTCATCCTGCTGTTGCGGATTAGGAAGTTGCTGTCCGGACGGCGGTAAAGACGGAGGCGGAACTACGCCAAAAGACACATCCGTCGTGACAGGAGGTGGCATTTCAGGTGGCGCGGTGTCTTGCTTAGGAACGCCGGCGGGCTTTGGCGGCATTTTGATCTGCTCGCTGGAGGCCGATTTGCTTTCTTCTATGATTTTGACTTTTTTGTAGTAGCGCGGGTCTTCGGACAGGTGATCCTTGGCAATTTCTTTGGCGACTTGATCATTATTGGTGTGTTCGTGCTCATGTTCGGCTCCTTCGGCTAATGCGACTGGGGAAATTTCCCGATCGGGTAAATTATCTGCTTTTCCGCCCGGTAACAGGTCGTTTTGTCCCGAGCGGGAAAGTTTTGATCCCGATCGGGAAAGTTCTGACGCGGCTTTGCGCACACTGTTCTCTTGCAGCACCTTTTTGCGGCGCGCGGCAACGGTAATGTGAAACGGATGCCCGTTCGGCAGCGCGGAAAGACCGTAACTCTTGCGTAAGGCTGAAAGCGCGGGGGACGAGACTTGTATCGCCCACACCTTGCTAACGCCGTCGACGTTGTTGGGTGTGATTTCTTTCAAACCGCCGAGCGAATAGCCAAACATGTGGCCGCGCTCATTGATATTGTCGTATCCGACTTTTTTGACTTCGTCGGCCGTCATGACAGAAATGTGCGCGTTCAAAACGTCTGCGTCGACGTTGGGCACATTAAAAACGCCAGCGAGCGGAAGTTCGGCGCCGGGGGCCGACATGGCGTCATAGATTCCGCGCACAAGCGCGTTTGGAACGGAAAGAAGCAACCAGCCGCTTTTGGCTAAATAAAGCCGACCGACAAGCGCATGATTAGTCGCGGCCTGTTTGCCGTGCGTGCGGTACAGCCAGCCGAGCGCGTTGCCAATATCGTATTCACGATGGCTGTCCAGCGGCTCGCGCCACGAACCGTCAAGAATAGAAAAGCCATCCATGGCGTACCCGCAAATTTACTGCTGGGTGACGACGGGTTCGGAACTGTTAGTTTCTCCCGTCAAAACAATATGACTCCCGCGACAGGCGTGTGCCGACAAAAACAGCGCCCAGCCACACAAAAAGGCCATTACCCACGCCATCAGGCTCATTTGATTACGAATTTGTGGGTCCATCGTCGTCGTTGCCGTGGTTGTGAAGGTCATCGCGATCCCTTTCGTGGTTAATGATGACTTTGATGCCGGTACCAGACAATAGAGAAATTATTACGTCGGTAAGCGTAGACCCGCCCATCCCGGCTAACACACAAATTCCGATCAAACCGTGAATATTTGAGTCTTGGCTGAAATTGCGATACCAAATCAGCGAAATAGCCAAACCCAAAAAACCAGAATTCAGCATCGAACTAACAACCGCTAGTTTAGAAAGTTTGGTGCTGAAACGCAAAAGCGTCGCCAACCCCGCAAACGCCGAAACGCCGAAGGAAGCGATAAACACCGATAAAGACAAGATAAACTCGTCGAGCATTGTTTTAACTGTCTAGCCAGTCGGCACTTACGAGATTTAAAGGTGTGTACCGCAAGCCCCTGCGATCCCCTATCCGCAGGTCCTACCTCGATAAAAATCGAGGTTTCACGACGACTTTCGAAGGTAAAAATTACCTCGTGTGATATTCGCCGCGCCTCCGATCGTGTTCACGACTAAACCTGACCACGAAACCGCGCCGGGCTGTCTGCATCCCTGCATTTAGCCTCAGCCCTAACCAGCCGACCACCACGGCTAACTTACGGTACACACCAATTTTACATAACTGCCGCGCCGAAATAGAAGAGGGCGGCATGCTCGACGCTAGTTTTCAACGATCTATACGGTCAGATATACCGCAGCGGCTCGTTGCTGCATAGTCCGGCCGGTTCGGCGCTGTCGAGCCATTCTTCTTCCGCAGTCTCCGGCAACATAGCGATTGCCCGGGCTACCAACTGATGCGGAGGATTTGTCCAGATAAACTGCGCACTTGTTAGCGACATAAACGTTTCGCTGTGCAGGAAACAATGCGCGTTAATGTTACACAACGCATCAATCGTGTCAGCGTCGTGCGCGCGGCACCATACCCGTTGTTTTGATAGCAAAGCCGGCGGAGCGACATGAAACCCGCCATCAAACGGCAGAATAAACGCGCCGCAGTGGAAAAACACGTCGACGCATACGTGCCAGCCTTCTTTTAGCGCTTTTTGAACGTATGGCAACGTGTTTTCAAGTTCCGGCTGCCGTCCGTCGATGTTACCTCTGTTTGAAATGATAATGCCATTGAATTTTTGCCGACCCATGTGCGACATCCTTGCCTGCGCGTTGTAAATGAGAGCGCCCATCGTACCAATCAACGATGGGCGCGTCTATTCGGGCCGCAAAAATATCAGAGCACTTTGGCGGCAATCAGACAACCGCGCGCAACAGCGTGAAGCGGGTCAGCGGCATGCCGAACTTCCTTGATCGGAAGCGGAAAACCGTTCTCGACAATTTTCTTGTCAAACATCTGGACAAAGCCATTAGCCTGCGTTGTTCCGCCAGCCACGACAATCGGCAACGGATTTTTGAACTTGGGCAGTGACTTGTGACCGCGTAACGAATTGGCCAACTGCTTTGTGGTGTAGTCGATCAGGCGCTCGTAGTACGCACTCACAGCGGCTAATACGGCGTTTTCGTTTTGCTCGCCGATTGCGAACTCGCCTTGCTCTTTTTCTGCTTGTACGACGCTATCCGGCTCTCCGGTAGCAATGCCGGCCATGCGGTCGATCCAGTCGCCCGACTTGGTGGTGGAAAACGCGACGGTTGGCTCGCCGTTGAGCATCACGCAGCAGTTCACCATGCCCGCGCCCCACGACAGCGCTACGCCGGTGTACTCGTCCTGCTCCAACTCAGAGTAGCACAGCGCTTCGGCTTCGTTGATGGCGCGCGCACTGTACCCTTGGCCTTGCAGAACTGTTTTGACAACGTCTTCGTGGTAACCGACGTCAAACTCGTCGTCTTCCTGATCCACGGGCTGCGCCGGAATACAGAACACCAGTTTTTCGTCTTGCTCGCTGGCTGTACCGCACACCTGCTGAAGAATGTACGCCAGCACGCGCTTGGCTTCTTTTTCCTTGGGGCTGACAACGCCGCGATACATCGGGCGCTTGGCGGACTCATTGCGCTCAATGGCTTTCTCGATGGCGTCTTGCCCGAGAATGATAAAAGAACCATCGGCATCCTTGACGAACACTTTTCCCTGCAACCCTTTTTCAATCATTTTGGTGGCGACAGGAGTGGTCGGCTTGATAATGAAAAAAGCATCGCGAAAGTCGGTGTACTTTACGTAGCCGAACTTATCGTCGCTGGTGTAACTGATCGGGGCATCCGAATCGGAGGCCAACACAATAAACGAAGTACCTACGTCTAAACCTTTTGCCATGATTAACGTCCTTTCAATTGAGCGAGTTTGGACACAGACTCATTGAGCGTGTCCTGTTTAGCGGTTGTCGTGCCCAGTTCTACTTCTGAGCCTTTTTTGATCCCCGCCGTGTTGATTTCTGTGACGACTGTGCGCGTGTCGATGTCGATTTTTTCCGCGACGGCTTGGGTTTGGGTTTTGGCGGGGCTGGTGGCTTGCCGTGCGGCTTTGTCACTTTGCTGCGAGAAGAATCCCGTCGCTTGCGGAATTTGACTGGCGCCTTCGTGCCACTCCCGGAGACGCACGTAAATATAGTCAAGGCGCGCACAAAGATAGCCAGCAAAAACACCAGCGACAAAAGCGAAAATAAAGATGATGTGACCATAAGCGTCCATAAATCCTCCGCAAGCCACTCAAGTATACCTTAAGTTTCTTGCGTTTTAATTGTGTCTTTTAACTCGTCTATCCACTGCTGTTGGCGCTCTTCGTCGTAGCGGAGAATTTCTTGCGCGTCGAACACGTCGGGGGCGCACTTGGCCGCGGCGTGGATATCGTACGGGCGCGGAAAATGTTTCAATAACCACAAGGCTTCTTTGCGGACAACCTTCGGTATCTTCTTGATGCCGTTTTCGTTGTACGGGCTAACTAAGCGTACAAGAAAGTCGTGCACGTTGATGACGGCTCTGGTGCGCTCATGCGGCAGCGTCATACTGTGTCACCGGGCGGCTGATCCTTGCCGCAGTTTTTGTCCTGCTTTTTATTCAGCAAAGCGGACGCGTAGTCCACCGTCCAAGATACGCTATTCCACCACGGACCGTAGTCTTTAATGGGATCGCACGGCCAAGTCTTTACTGGCGGCGGTATTGGATTGAAATAAGGTTTTGGAAGTGCGGCAATTTGCGCTTCCAACTCTTTCACACGAATCGCCAACTCAGATACGACTACTTCTAACTTTTCGATCCGGTCAATTTTCTTCGTCGGCTTTTTCTTAGCCGCGGTTTTCTTTTTGGCTTTCTTAGTCATGGCATCCACACCTTTTCTGGGTCAACGTTGCCTTTTGTAAACACCGGCAAAGTCTCGCACACAGGAAACATGTCTTCCAGTTTTTCAAACACGATCTTGTCGGTCGCGCCTATGCCCTCTGGCATATCGTCAATCCAAATATCTATTTTGTAGCCCAGCGCTAGTGTACGCTCCCGCTTGGGCGAATGATTGCAGAAAATCACATCATGCAACAGGCTGTAGGTCTTTTCGCCAAAGACGGAAAACAACTCGCGTCGGGTGAACGCGGTTTCTGTGCGCCCGGTAACGCAAAGTACTGCGTGCCCGCGCTTCACAGCGTGACGAATGAAAAAACGCCAAAATTCGACGTCGCTAGTAAATGTTCTGTCGAAATCTATGGCAATTGTCGTCGACCGGTACGGCGTCATGCGTGCCAGTTGCCCATGTATTTCACGGCGATGTATGTCCCAATAAACGCGCCGAAAGCCAAAGGTATCAAATACCACGGATTGTGCAAGTAGTTCATGACGCCGTATGCGCCGAGACTGTACAGCACCGCGCTGATGCCAGCGGCTGCCACCGCCTGCTGCCGACTAACGCACAACACATACAGCGCGTACAAAATATCAAACAGCACATAGACCACAAAAACTGTCGCCGCTGTTGTCCAATTGAAGTCGTTCACGTCAGTCGTCCTCGAAGATTTTGCCGCGAGTAATCACAAAAGCAAAAGTTAGTAGTCCGCCAAAAGCAGCGGCGACATATCCGACAATGTGCGCAATAAGCCCTAGAACCGACAACGTGTGGGGCCAAAGCGGCGGACTCAAGAAGTAGGGCCAGATGTACCAGCCCACCAGCCCAATAAACCAGCACATCAACGCGTGCGCGATGAATTGAAACCAGATTTTTCCCCGCGCGTGCACTTCGTCCTCATTTAACTGCGCTAGTTTTTTATCGCGCTCTCGCTCGACGTCTTCTGGTGTACGCGGCATGGCTACACGATCAAACGCGCCTGAATCATGGCAGAAAAGATATCAAACGCCTTCTTGCACCGCATCTCATGCAGTTCTCGCATGCCGATCAGCGCATTCATCAGGCGCTCGCGGTCGCAGGTCGGGTCCATCAATGCGTCCATTAACATGTCGACGTCGTCGGCAATGTTTCCGCACGCAATAATGGCCTGTTCAAGTTCAAAACGCATGTTTTCTTCTTCCGTAAGTTCTGTCAGCATTGTTGGTCTCCTTAACTGCCCGAGTAGGATTTGAACCTACAACCCCAGCATTAACAGTGCCGTGCACTACCGTTGTGCTATCGGGCATTGATTACTTGGCCAAAAATTTGTTCGGGTCGTGGCGCGTGTTTCGCATAATCTGGCGAAGGTCGTTCGCCATGATGCGCCGCATGCGCTCGCAATCTTCGTAACTGTCCTTCAACTGCTCTTCGTAAAAAATTGTCAAATACTTTGC